CTCCCATCTCCGGCGAGCGACACTGTCTTCGTGAGATACGGAGTTGTCTCGAAGTCCCTGAAGAACTTCACAGTAAGGGTTGACCCATCAGATCGTCTCGCGACGATCTCGAACTTTCCGAGCCTAGCCATGCGGGTTCTGTACGGATTCAGGCGCTGACTCTTGATCCTGAAGACGATCGGAGCCCCGGCATCGGTGAAGTTTGAGAACAGCTTGTGGACCTTGCTTGCAGCATCGCCACCAAGAAGCAGCGGGTAACCAGCACGAATCGTCGCGTCATCCCACGCAAAGAAGTAGCTGTCCCAGGGGTCGGGATAGCTGTCCCAGGGTGGCGTGGCCTGAACGCTGTAGAAGCCGAACGTGAGGAAGCTCCACGCAAAGATCGCCCATGCACTGTCATCGTACTGGTACGAGAGACATTCGCTGGGGAACTCATCGCCAGACTTCACATAGCTCCAGATCACCTGCTTCGCGGCGTCGTACTTCAACCCAAACGACCTGTTCTTCTTCAGCAGGTTCCAGTTGAGCTGAAGGTCTGGAACCTTCATGTCAATCGGGATCACGCGATGACCGTCAGTGCCAACGATTGCCGTCGGGCCAACGGTAAGCACCTCACCCTTCGCTGATACGGTCGCCATTCTCGATGTGCCGCCATACTCGTCACTGATCGGAACCCATCGAAACGGCGCCCTGAAATCGTCACTGAAGCGGAGCATCTGAGCTCCCCTGTCAAAGAAGACGAAGATGTCCTCACCGAGCAGGTCAGCGCTGCGTATCCAACCCTCGCTCGTTGCATCGGCCAGGTTGATCCCGCCCTCCCAGTCGGCATTCGTGAGGAAGTCAGGGTTTACCTTCGTCCAGATCGCACCGCGAGGATGAATCACACCAGACACATCTGGAGCAAGCGCAACCAGGCGGCGATGAGAGAAGAACACCATCGGCACGCCGATGATCTCATCCTGCGTTGGGATGGCCCAGTCACTAGGGATCTTCGCCAGGTTGGCACCATCCCACGCATAGAGCGGGTCAACGCCATTGCAGATCACCAACGTGCCGGACATCGAATCGGCCCAGAAGAAGTCATCGATCGATCCGTTCCAGGTGTCGAGCTCGGTGACGTCATCGTAGTACTGACCGGTTTCGTCCCACTTGAACATCCGCCTTCGATCCCACACCAGTAGCTGACCGCTTCCGGTGTTGGTCGTCAGGTTATAGATACCCATCACAGGGTTCTGCGATGCACCAAGGAAGTCACGATGGAACTCGTACGTGACGTAACACGACCCAGTGATCGCACCGGTGAACGTGAAGTCGAAGAACCCGTTCGAGTAGTTGACAGTCCCGACAGGTGTTCCGGCTTGCGTCAATCCACCGACACCATCGTCGATAACAACCTGCCCACCCTCGTCCTCAAAGTGGATGCTGAATGGGCGAATCGTCTGAAGTGCAACGCGAACGGCCTCGCCGGCAGGCGGAACAACGGGAACGGTTCCAGTGATATCTGAATACCCAATGGCACCAAGAACCCTGTCAACGATGTTGACCTTGAGCTCACCATCAGTAACGGCTACCCCACGCATACTCTTCGTGTAGAGCAGCCCATGTGTCGAGTACCCGCGGCGTTTCACAATGCGGCCACGAAACACGAAGCCATTGTAGATCTCGCGCCATGCCTCAGCGTTCGAGATCCAGGCTTCGCGATCGAGCTCCATGCCCTTCGTGAAGTCGGCGATGGGGAACGGCTCGTAGTCAGCCACGTCAGCTCTTCATGATGAATGCGAGGACAAAGTACGGGGGCCTGTTCTCGTGACCGGCTCCATCCGCATCATAGGTGTGCGAGTGAGCACCAGAGCTGGGGATGCTGTGAGTGTGATTCTGCGTGGCAGAAGCATTGCCACCAGGATTGGTCACAACCGGCGCATCTGCGGTGTACGGAACGGTGTGTGTGTGAAGTCCTCCGGCTGCGTCTATCGTGGGCGCCTCTGCACCCGTGAGCTCGTGCTCCTTCTCGCCACCCTCGTGCCCGATGGTCGTATAGAGCGTGTCGGAGTGCGCCGGGGCGGCGCCACCGCGATCGTCGTACGACACGATGAACCGACCGCGAAGATCTGGCGTACCGCCGGTGCCGTCACACAGCGCCCAGCCGGTGGGGATGGCGCCAATCGCACCAGACCACATCACGATGATTCCAGGCGGAGAGAACCCGTACTCATCCCAGCCGGCGCCGTTGTAGACGTCGAGCTGCTTCACGTCGGTACGAGCCACCAGTGTTCCGGCGACCATACCCGTCAAGGCGGCGCGGCCGGCAGCGTTGACTCGCGGGAACTTGTGTCTCCGCGGCCCTGCACCGGACGCGCCGGGGAAGTCATGCTCCTCGGCGAGTGCCTGCTCCAGGTGATCCTGGTTCTTCCTGATCTCATCGTCTCCGAGGTCGAGGCCGATGGAGCCGGAGGGGAGGTTCTTGTTCCACGACATCAGAAGTCCCTCGGCGGGTAGCCCGTCATCGACGGCTCTCGCGATGCGTACTTGGACGCGAGCTGCGCAAGCTTCTCGCGATACAACTTGTCGTTCCTGATAGCTGACGCCTCGTGCCCGTTCGACATCGCCAGGAAATAGGCCGCGCCATGAATGGCCGCGAGCCTTTCGGTGGGGTCGTTCAGTCCAGCATCGGGAATCGTAGAACGATAGAGCTGGGCCGTGATGCGAACCGTGTAGACGTCATCAGGAATCGGACGAAGCGACATCGTGTTCGCCTGGACCAGCGCAGCTTCAGGCTGTCCCTGACCGGTCACGATCGAGGGATCGTACGCAGACCAGAAGAGAACCGGGTGCGTGTAGTACGACAGTCGGCGGTTGCCGATCTGAATCGGTCTCCGAACGCTCTTGATTCCAAGGGCCGACAGGTCGTAGTCCTGTTGGTTCGCAACGGTAGAGAGGTTCACGAACCCCTCTGCGGCCGCATTGCCAACCTCGTCAGGAACTTCGTTCTGGTAGATGTGGTCCAGATACGAATCGATGACATCGGGATCGATGTCACCATCGTTGAGGCCCAGCTTCGCTAGAACCTCGGTGCGCATTTCCGCCTTCGTCATGCGTTGGCCCCGAGATGTGAAGAGAAGAGAAGGCGGGGGGCGTTGCCACCCCCCGCCCAACCACTACGGGTTCAGGTTGATCCGAAGCATCGTCACCAGGAACCGGATCTTCGGCTTCGTGGTGATGGTGCCCGCCGCGATGTACACGACGTTCAGATCGGACGCAGCGGCCGTCGCCGGGCGCAGCACCGATGCGGCGTCTCCGCCGTTCGTCGCCGTGTCCAGCGTCGTGTTCACCGCAACCGCCCCCTTCGCATTCGCGGGCGTTGCCCCAAGAAACACCTTGGGAGTGCCCTCGGTGTTCTTGAGCTCGAACGTGATCGCCGCCGACCCCGCCCCCTGCACGAGCTGAACGGATCGCACATCGAGCACGATCGTGTTCTTCGGCAGTCGGCACAGCGGTACGGTCTGGGTACCCGTCACCGCTTCCGGCGCTTCCACGTCCACGGCCAGCACGAAAGCTTCGGGCTGCCTCGGATCGATGTTCTTCAGGTAGGTCGTTGCCATGTCTCGATTCCCCCTACAACCAGAGGTTGTTTTCTAGTTGTGGTCCGCGGCCTTGATGTCGAACGCGATCATGCCGAACCTGGAACTTCCGTAGTTCGTCGGCTTCATGCCGAAGCAGGCGCCGGTGCCCACTCCGCGCTCGTTGCCGTAGTCCCGCTCGCGCTCGAACCAGCGCATGGCGAGATCGCCGCCCATGCCGCCACGGTCGAACCGAGCGTACGGGTTGGCGAAGGCCACCACGCCGGCCTGAGCACCGAGGAACAGGCACCGCGCGGTCTGCGAGGCGCCAGGCGTGGTGATCTGGATGCGCGGGGTGGCGTGAATCACCACACCGTTCCACACGCCCACGCTCCCCTTGAAGATCGGATTCGCATCCCCCTTCGAGGAGTACACGTTCTTCGTGATCTCCAGCCACTGGTTGTTCGAGGTGTTCACCCGAAGGTCAGTGATGCAGTTCGTGTGGACGAGAGCACAGTAGTACTCCTCGCCGTCCACGATTGCCGGGCGAATCAGCGGGCTGATCCGCTTGGCGCGCTCCACCAGCTTCTCCAGGTGATTGGTCGTGAACGTCTCGGCCGTCCACGCGCTCTGCAGGTAGTTGCCCGAAGGAGCAACCAGGGTGTTCCCGGCATGCGCAGCGAAGTCGGCAGGAAGACCGCCGGCGGCGCCGCTGAGCTGGGCGATCATGAGCTCGTCGAACATCGCGGCCCACCGGTCGCTCAGGTTCGACTTCGCATCGACACGAAGATCGTGCACGGTGCGCTGTTGGCTCATCCGGCGGAAGGCGTGTCCGATTCGACGCTGATCCACCAGGACCGAGTCCTGCTGGTAGGTCATCATCTCCTCGAAGCCTTCGAGCGGATTGTCGCCGCTGGTGCCGTACCCGGTCATCTGCAGCAGGAGGTCGTACTTGACGGTGTCGCCGGCCTCCTTCTCCAGGTCTGAGATCTGCTGGATGATGGAGTTCTCGCCCTTGCCGGAGAAGCGCTTGAAGTAGCACTTCTGCAGGGCCTCCCGCATCAGCATCTTCGACCACAGCTTCACGGTCTGCACGTCGTTCGTTCCGAACTCGGTGACTGCCATTTCCATTCTCCTTCACGTTGTGACGCTGACCCGTGTCACTCGACACGTGTCGCCTGTCGTCGCGGTGAGACGACCGGATCTGGTCACCGCAATCAGGGATCAGCTCCCTGCGCTGCCACCTGGCGAGTGGCCGTTACGCCAGAAGCGCCGCGTGTCGTGCGGCGAACCGTTTAGTGCGACGAGGACCTCTTCACTTCTCGCTTCACTTCCTCGTACTGCTCGTCGGTCATGCTGAGGAAGTCATCGGGGGGCAGGTCCGCGTACCGCTGAAGTGCGGAGGCGGGCTCCTGCGTCCGACCACGACCTGCCATAGACCGAGGTCGATCACCACGCAAGGCATGGGGCCTGGGCTTCGACTTGTCCGAACTCACCGGCGCGGTGCCGCTCGATCGGCGCTGCACGTGGCGGCGGACCTCTCGTGCGATCGAGACCGGCCCGCCGGCCGGGGCCAGCAGCAGATCCTCGAAGTCGATACCGGTCTTCGACCCCCACTCAGCCTCGAACTCCTCGCGGATCCCCTCGGCGGCGCACCAACGAAGCACGCCCTCCGGCCCGCCCAGCGACACCGGGTTGATGCCGGCCTCGCGAATCGATGCGCCGAACTTCAGATCCACCCACCGGTACGCGTCTTCGAGCTCGCCGATAGCCTCGCGAGCAACCTCCGGCTTCTCCTGCTTCGAGACGAAGTCCTCCTTCCACGACTCATAGTTCATGAGGTTGTTGGCCTGGGACTGCTCTCTCTGCTGAGGCAGGGGCGGACGCTCGATCAGCTTCGCCAGGTCGGCGCGCTTCACACGAAGATTCCCGTCATCGTCCATCACGACGGGGATGTCCTCGTCCTCATCCTGGGCCGGCGTCGGTAGCGGCTGCGTCTGTGCGCCGGGCTGCGGTGTCGATGCGGGAACCTGCTGCCGAAGCAGGAGATTGCGAGCCCGCTGACGATCCACCTCTCGGCGAAGGCCGCTCTCTGTGCGCTCGAACTCCTGAACCCTGGCCTGAAGCTCCTCGATCGTCTGGGGAACCGGTCGTTCCTCGCGGGGCGCCTCGGGCGTTTCGACTGCGGCGTCATCTTCGCTCGCGGCCTTCTCGGGCTCGGGCGTAGGCTCGGGCTCGATACCAGCGCTCTCGTTGTAGAGATCCTGCTCCTCTGTAGTCAGCTCCATCTCGTCGTTCGTTTCCTTCGGATCGCTCATTGTACTCCCGTGCCGTTCTTGCCGGCATTTCGGTTACCAGGCACAGGCGGCACGCCCGCCGGAGCCCTTCCGTTGCTTCTCATCTTTGCCTGCATCATGGTCTTCGTGAGCTCAAGACCAGCAGAGCGCGTCTGTTCCAGATCATCTGCCTTGAGCTGCTTGTCGCTCAGCTCCCTGGTCGCGCCAACCTTGAAGTATTCGAGCAGCTCACCAACGATGTTGTGCCGCTTCACCTCGTCGAGCTTCGTGGCGTCGAGAAGCTTCCCGGCGAGCTCCAGCTTGAACTGACGATCGAGCTGGGCCTGCATCTCGCTGGCCTGCTGCTCTGCCTGCTTCGCGCCAGACTGCGCCTGGTTGGCCGCGTACGCCTTCAGCGCATCGCGCTGCTCGGGAGACAGCGGGAGCTCGTCAAAGAGCACACCGGGGTCAACCGGGATCTGCGACTGCAGAAGTCCGCTCAGCGTTGCAACCGCAAGGGCCTTCGAGCTGTTGTACGTCTCAGCGGGCCGGAGCTCGATGTTGCACTTGAGGTCTCGAAGCGAATCGAGCTTCACCGGCTGAGACCCCTGCGGCGCGTGACTGTCAACCACAGCACCGTCCACCACCTTGTAACGCTCCGGGTTGCCAAGAGCGTCCGCAAGCTGCGCGTCGCCCAGCCCCTCAACGATGAGCTTCAGGAACTTCTTCAGCACGGTCTGCTGGAACTGCTCGAAGCCTCGAATCACCGGCCTCATCGCCATGAGCGACTGACGATGCTTGAGCTGCGCG